CATTTCTATTTGGAGTATCATATTTCTGTAATACCGCATAAAACTCAAAAGGATTTCTATAATCTAATTCTTTTGCTTCTTTTAACATCTCAGCATTACGAATATCTTTTGGGGATACCCAACCTGCATCTGTTTCAATCAATATTCCATGACCTACTTCGTTCGCCTCTAATATTCTTAATTGTTTCATGAATTCTTTTTAAGATAAATATACGCTACAAGTATCTTTTTGATATTAATCATTTTTTGATGGGGAAAATTCAAAGTATTTGTTCTGTATTACGTTTTCTTTGAATATGTTTTTGATAATTTGTTTTACCGAATTTTTTATTTCGGGGGACTTAAAATCCATTTCTTGAGTAGTATATAAGTTAACCTCTAAATTTAAGAATGACTTTTTACCGTGTGAAATACCACTTGTCCTGAGGTCTAAATCAACTATACTCTGTTCTTTAAATAGTTCTGTGTTTATGGAGTTGTATACCGAATGTTTAATGTCTCTACTTAGATTACAAACAACTCTGTTCCAATTGTCGTGTTCAAATTTTGGTGTTACCCATGATTGTATGTTTATGTATAGTGATTTCAAATTTTTAGAATCTACTGTACCATACACCGATTTAATTGGATTGTAGAGATTTAACTTTACACTTTTTCCTTTTTTCATTAAGTTTCATATTGTCAATGTTTATTTGTTTGTTAAAAAATAACAAAATTTATGTCCATTGTCAAAAACTTTAAGAAAAATTAAGATATTTGTATTATATGTTAAAAGTAGATGTAAAAAAAGAAGGTATTGAAAAAGCCTTGAAAACATTAAAGTCCAAAGTGATTAAAACCAAACAAAATCAAATCTTGTTTGGTAAAAAAGAATTTGTAAAACAGTCGGTGGTAAAGAGGCAACAAAAATTAAAGGCCTCTTACATTCAAAAGATGAAATCTAAATTAGATTGATTCTTCTAAATTCTTTAACTTAAGGAAATTTAATTGGTCAAACTTTTCAACCTTTAATCGGTCAATTGTTTCAGACAATTTTGTCTTGATTTCAAACTCTTGCTCACTTTCTAAAAGTGTTGTAAGTTTGTTGATTGCTCTTTCACGTAAGTCATCAAATTTAGTTTTAAGTGATGAAGTGTCTTCAGACATTAATTGGATAAACTCTTTTTTTGCTGCCTCATCAAGATTTTCAAGGTAATTGTTTAAAGTTTGATTCGCAATTGAAACCATGGATTTTAAAGGAATATTAATTGTTTCCTTTACGGTTTCTTTTTTGTTTGATGTTAAAGTTTGGATTAGAGTTTTCTTTGATTTTAATCTCTCCATTAAATCCAATTTATTTGTGTAAACAAGTGCATCTACGTCAGAATACTTATTTTCAATATTTTCATTTACAGTTTTTGGAGTTTTAATAGTAGGTATTAATTTTTGAATTAAATGAATACCTTCATCAAGAAAATCTTTGGCGTCGTTTTCAGTTAGTCCTTGTGGTGTAGTTAATTGGTCGTATAAAGAATAAAGTTTTGACATGTTTTTATTACTCAAAACATTGTGTTTGAATTCTTTTAACGATTTTTTAAACTCCTGCTCATTTCTGTAGGACTCTAATAGATTGTTTTCAATTATGGATTTGATTTGCCCGAAAGTCATTTTGTATATTTTAAATATAAATATTACGAGTTTAATAACTTATCCAATTCTTTTGAAATTTCTCCCAAAGAATCTTGACCTTGTTCTAAATTAAAAAATCTACTTCGTTCCGCGAATCCACTTTCTAAAAGAATGTTCATTCTTTCTTTTTGTGATTCAGGCGTTACCTCAGCCTCACCTCCTGCGGGTGGTGCTTCAGCTGGAGGAGCTTCTCCACCTAATTCAGGTGCGGCGGTTTCAAAACCACCACCTCCACCAAATGATGGCGCTGCTCCAAGGTCTTCACCTCCTGTAGTTGCTGCGGCAGTTGATGTTCCTCCTGTTGAACTACCATATAACTTATCAATGTTATCAAATATACCTGTTTTGGTAATAACTGTAGGAGTTGCTTTAAGTTCTTCACCAACAGCTCTTTCAATTCTTTGTTGTTGTAAATCCAATCTGATTTCTTCATCAGAGAATCCAAAAATGTGTTTCTTAGCCCATGTAGATGATACAGGTTGAATACCGTTTCCTGGGTCGGCAACCAAATCTTTATACAATAAAACTTTTTCTTTCCATACGTCGATTTTTAATAAATCGGCTTGTGTTGATGGATTTGTAAGTCCTAATGTAAAGTTCTGTAATTCGTCCTCAAATCCTAATAAGAATAAGTGAACAATTGCAATCTTGTTTAACTCGGCAATCATAGATTTTTGAATTCTGTTGATTGTACGAGCAAAACGGATATCTTGTAATGATAAGTTTTTACCATCACCAACAACTTCTTCAAATCCTAAAAATGCCTTTGGAACACGAAGTGCCGTTAATAATTTCTTTTGAATGTATTCAATATCGGCAATCTCTGATAAGTTTGTTGCCCCAGGTAATGTTGTAATTGGGTCTGGTGCTGCGGGGTCGCGAACAGGAATAAAGTAATCTTGGTCAACCGCCATTTGATTGAATCTCATGTCCACGTTACCTGTTTTAGAATCTACAATTTGTTCTCTTTTGAATTTGTTAGCAACACGGTTTACGTATGCCTCAACGTCATCATCATTCATGTTACCCACAAATACTTTAAACATTCTTCTTTCAGGTGCTCTTGATGTACGATAGATTAACATCGCGTCTTCAGATAACAATAACTGTTTCCAAATACGTCTTGCCTTTTCCAACATAGATGTACCATAAGGAAGTTTTCTATCATCTCCCAATAATCTAAAGTGGGCAATCTCCCATGATTGAAATTCCATATTTCTGTTCTTCCAAGTAAAGTGGAGAGCTTTTTTGTTCTCGTCTTTTTCTTGTGTAATATCAACAGTAATTTTGGCAGCAACCCCAACCTCATGACGTTCAATTTCAATTGTTGGTAATTGTTGACAACCAATGATACCTTTTTCAGGGTCCAATTTAAGGTAAACAAAGTTATCTCCATACTTACAAGTGTTTCTTGTCCACATTGGTAAGTTGGTGTTAATATCTAAATTGTTGTTAAATAAATCGGCTAATACGGACTTAATACGTTTTGACTCTGAATAAATCTGAAGGATAAATCCATCTTCGTTTGTTGTTGTAGATTCTTCAGAATAGATATCCAACGCCGCAGAAATCTCAGGAGTATATTCCATTGATTCATAATCGTATTGGGCAGATAAACGTGATGGTTCATAATAAATCGCTTGGGAATATAAGTTGTTTTCAACTTTAGCCCATTGATTAGTTAAATAAAATGTTTGTTGTGCCTGAAGTTTTTCACGTTCATAATCATCACGATTTGTTGTACGCAGAAGTTCTTTTTTATCAAACTTAAAAGTTGGATAATCCTGTTTCAATAACGAATTAGGACCAAATGTTTGGGACAGCCTCTGCCAGACCGTTAGATTTTGTTCACTCATATCTAATTTTACTAATTACTTTGATAATATAAATACTTATTTAACTCCAAATAACCATCCATACTTTTGGTAATCAGCTTTAGTTGCTTCACCGTGATTACCCAACCCATTACCTCTACCCATTTGAGGAACCATTGGATTAAAGAATTCTGATGAGTTTTTATTCTCATTAACTGTGGTTGCCCATGAGTTAATCATCGCCTTTGTGTGATTTGTAACCTTTTCTAATGATTGGAATGATTTTTCCGCAACATATAATGCCATAGATACACCCATGATACAGTCATCGTGGTGACCTTTTTGGTGGTCAGGTCTTCCGTTAATATAAATAAACGTATTCATTTCATTGTATAATCTGTTTGAATATACTTTGAATCCGTGTCTTACGTTTTCTTCAAATGCAGATATAATCTGAACCCTTTTTGAGTTAAAGTTAATTCCTGGTATTCTATCATTAATCTTTGGGTCCCACTTCCATTTATTACTTGTATCAACATTGTCCACATATAGACCACCCTGATAACTTAATTCTTGTAGTTTTCTTGCGGTAGATATACCCATACCACCTGTGATATCAATAACACAATAAGCGTTATACATTGTTCCCCACTTATACGCAATTTCTGCCAATACATCTGGTGGAACTTTGGCTACATATTCTAATACTTGTTCCCTTTCATCAAAATCGATGATTTGGATACACGAGAAGTCCTCAGAGTCACCTCTTGATACATCGACACCCATTACGTACTTATGTCCGTTTACAGGTTCTTTAAATATCCATAGAGAACCACCCATCAATTTAGCTTGGGGGTCACGTAAAGTATTCTTGGAAA